AAAATTTATGTAGCAAGTAGTTGGAGAAATGTATTTCAACAGGACGTTGTAGATATTCTCCGTGATTTAGGACATGAGGTTTACGATTTTAAGAATCCCCCTCATGGTAATGGTGGCTTCCAATGGTCTGATATAGATCCTAACTGGCAGAACTGGACAACAGAACAATATCGTGAAGCTCTTAATCATCCGATTGCACAAAAAGGATTTGATTCAGATTTTAACGGCATGAAGTGGGCGGATGTCTGTGTTATGGTTCTTCCTTGTGGTCGGTCAGCTAATACGGAAGCTGGCTGGATGAAAGGTGCAGGTAAAAAGGTGATGGTTTATTCTCCGAAAAAGGAAGAACCGGAACTTATGTATAAGATATACGATTTTGTGAGTGATAGCATATTTCGTATCAATGATGAGATAATTGGAGTATAACGTGATTAAAAAGGAACCAAATAGCCTTGGATGGGCTTTGTAAAATCCACAATTCATTATGAGCGATTTTAAATCACGCCTGGTTGAAGAGCAGGCACAATTGGAAGAAAAGCTTAACAAGTTGAATGACTTTAATCAAAGTGAAAAAGCCAATGAAATTGATCCTGTACAAAAATCACTGTTAATCATTCAGGCAGGTGCTATGTACACTTATAACGAGTGCCTAAAAGAAAGATTAGCGAGGTTGTAACATCAGCAGTAAGGCGGTCTTTTGTGGCTGCCTTACCTCAAATCAAATTAAATATGAAGCAAATAATAGAAAAGGCTGCTCGAATTGAACGAGAGAAAATCATACAAGAACTTCATGCTGCCTATAAGATTCATAAAGACCCGAATCACTACATAACATCTAGTGGGACAATTGGGCAGTATGCTGTTCCCTTGTTTAAGAAAGGTGCTGAATGGCAGAAAGAACAAGCTATTGAAACTCTTTCCTCCATTTTAGAGAATTGGGTACATGGCGGTGATGCCGACTGTATCATTGCAGAGTTTGAAGAAAGATTGATATAAGAAAGAACAATGCTGTTATGTTGTCAATATAATAACGGGTGCCCGGTAGATCAACCGCAGCACCCGTTATTCGTATATAAGAAAAGTCAATCGATCATTTCCTTCCAGGGAATTTCCACTCCCTTCTTCTTCATCTTATAGATCCACACAAGGAAGATCATTCCCTTGAATCCGTCCGGATCTTCCAGATACTTCCTTGCAGCCTTGAGGATAACCGGTTCCGTGATCATTGCCTCCGGATACCAGTCGCTGTATAGCATGTTGGCCAGATAATGCAGGTCATGCAGGCTTTCCTTGTCCGGAAGCGAAAGTTTCTCTCTCTTGAATGCCTCGATGATATCCTCCATACTCCAGCGATGATTGGTGCCATCCACATTCTTCAGATGCCGGATCGCAAACTCTGCCAGCTTCTCGTTGAAGTGCTCGCCATATTTTTCGATGTACTCCCTTTTGTAGTCACATCCGATAATGATCATGTACATGGCCTTTACTTTTTGAATTCGTTGATAAATTCAGAGATGGCTTCAGAGAGCTTGTCGACCTTGCTTTCCAGATTGCCGATGCGCTTCTCGTTCTCCTTCTTTTCCTTGTAATCTGTGTCCCACTCCTCCAGGATGTCATCACAGGTCTGCACGTTCTTCTGGTGTTTATCGTAGGAGTCTATGACTGCCTGGCTCTGTGCACGTGTGGCACGCACTTCCGCGAGGATACCTTCCTTGTCGGCCGAGAACACTAACGTTCCGGCATAACATACAGAAAGCGTCTCCGGCATGGTGAAGGTTTGCGTCTTTTCTCCCAGCAGGAGGGTAACGTCTACCACTCTTCCCAGGTTCTGAGGAGTCTGCCCGGGCTTCTGTGCCGGGAAATAGGGATCTCCGATGCTTACGACCTTACCGGTCTCGGCTTTCAGCGTTTCGTGGTTCAGCACGTATATGGGATATCCGTTCTTTAAATCTTTGATCAGCATAATTTAAATTCGTTTTAAAGGTTTTAAAAACAGTCCGGGAGGTTTCCCTCTTGTGGTCCTCCCGGCTGGAATAATTACGCAATTACGATGGTCAGCGAGTCGTTGAGCGTATAGGTATGTGCCCTTCCGCATTGTACGTCCGATCCTCCCTGTCTTCGTCCCACCGACGTGATGGTTACGGAAGTCGGAACGGCCGTCTGTCCCTGAAACGCCGCAACGAAATGTTCGGTAAACAGTTGCGTGGCAGCCCTGCATCCGCATCCGGGAGTAACTACGGTTACCACAGCGGTAACGGGTACAAACACCGTTGTGCCATTAAGCACCGGTGTACCGGCGGTGTAATTCACCGTAACCTGCGGTTGCA